TCAGATCGCCAACTTACGGTTGGTTCGCGAAGGTGCTTTGATCGACAAGGACGTAGCCTGGAAATCCGGCCAGGGGGTGGTTGCTGAAGTGTCCGCGAAGTTCAAGGGTACTCTTCAAGATGCTCTGTTTCAATTGCCCCCTCCGCCGGTTGACCCATCGATGATAAATCTGCTCGACGTGATGGCGAAGGAGGAGTTGGAACTGTCCGGGCTCAACGAAGAGATTATGGGGTCGGACGATAAGGACATCCCGGCTGTACTGAGCAAGATGCGGACGGGGGCTGCTTTGACGTCTCAGGCGGGCATATTCGCTGCATTCAGGCGGTCGAAGAAAGAATTGGGCCGCAAGATTGTCCGATTGCATCAACTGCATTTCCCACCGATCCGAGTGCAGCGGCTGATAAACGAGATACCGGTTCCAGGCTTCTATGAGCCTGATTTCAACCGGTTTGATTGCGTTCCGACCGAAGGACTGTTGACCGATAGCCAGCAGCAACTGTGGTTCAGAGAGCTTCTGGAGCTTAACCGCGAGTATCCGGGCTACATTCCGGTGAGTATGATCCTGAAGGCGGCGCCGGTCCAACACCCGGAGGATATTGACAAGCTTGTGCAGCAACAGGAGCAGCTACAGGCGCAGCAGGCCCAGCAAATGCAGACTCAACAGCAGAGGCTTGCCGCACTTATGGAAGCGAAGACTGCTGAGGACGTGGCTTCTGCACAGCAGCAGCGGGCAGCGGCGGCTCTCAAGGGCGTGCAGTCGATGGTGGAAGCCGAGAAGTTGCAGGGTGAGGCGAAGCTGGACGCGTTTGACCGGGCTATCAAGGTCACCGAGGTTATGCTCAGGGCGCAGGAGGTGGATAATCAGCGTAAGGCACTGGCGACGAAGGGGGGCAAGCAATGAGTCCGTGGAAAGCGAAAGATGCAAAGAGTCACACTCACAAGGCCCGGACACCGAAACAGCAGCAGAAATGGGCGAAGATAGCAAATGCTGTGCTGAATGACACAGGCGACGACGAACTGGCGATCAGGGTCGCCAATCTTAGGATCAAGGAAGGCAAGTAACATGGCAGGCAGGACACAGGCGGAACAGTGGGCCCTGGATCTCAGGGCGAATTGCCCGGACGCGAACGGAACGATTCAGGCGGCTAATTTGAGGCTATTACAAGAGACGCTTGGTGAGATTCGCAACGGGACCAAGATCAAGGGCGCTGCTGAGTTGCACGATATGGCGAAACATGGTTCGGTTGCACAGGCCAAGGCTCTGCGTGTTGCGTGTTTGAGCCTGGCCGACAAACTTGAGAATCCCGAACCGGTGAAGACCAAGAAGAAGGCGAAGCAGGATAAATGAACAGACGAAACTTCATCCAGACGATTGCAGCGACCGTTGCCGCTTTGTGGCACGGGATATGGCCGCGAAGGCAAGAGGCACTAACGGGTTGGAAAAGCGGTCAGAAGTCGCGGATAATCAACGACGCCGAGATGCGATGGACACGGGATAACGTTTATCGAACTTTGAACGATGAACACGCAGATAAGCTGATGGTCGTAGATGATCCGGTCGCACCGGGATTTGATCCTTCTCGACCATGCGGCGGCTATCGCATTCTCAGTCGATCGGGCGATGAAATTCGAGACCAAAGATTACGAGTTGATCTCTGCAGTGAGTTAAGCAAGTGCGTCCCCACTGAATATCAATGCAAAGTCATTGTGCAGGAGAAAGTCGGCGAGGCTGCCGACCCGATGGGGCATCGGATAATTTCATGGAAGTACAGACCCACAAATGACGCTTGACGAACGGCTACAATCCGTGTTGGATAAATCGCCGGATTTCACCGGCCAGGTGACTATTGAAGTTCATGTGAAGAACGGAGAAGTGAAGGACGTTTACGTCACGGAACGGCGTAAAGTACACAACGAAAGGTAGTAAATGTACAGACGAAACTTCATTCAAAGAGCACTAGCAGCGGTATCGGGACTGAGTTTAATATTCTGGCGACGCAAGGTAAGTGATAATCATGGCTGGATTTCGGTTGAGGATAGACTGCCGGAAGAAGAGCAAAAAGTTATTGTGTTTATCCCTTACTATGAGCCTGGATTGATATTGGACCGGGTAGAGACCGCCACGTATGTTGGATCGACTTTCTGTCATAGATTTATTCCTGCCAGCAAAGAAGAGCAAGACCTATTTGAGCCATTTTGCGAACCGATAAAGGGTGTGACGTTCTGGCGTCCCATCCTGTTGCGTACTCCACATGGCAACGAACTGGAACGTTTTTCAATGCACGGCCACTATTCACTGTTAGAGAACGAGGCGACATAGAGTAGTAATTAAGTGACAATCAAGTAAGTCAGCAGGAATAACCTGGAAGATGGCCCCTGTATCGAGCTTAGCGGCTCTGATGCGGGGGCTTTTTTATTTGGAGCAGTAACGTGGGCATACAGATACCACAAGTCGGGCAGCGGATCGACGCTTCGGCCTTATCGCCTCTGGCGGCGTTGGCCATGTCGAGCAAGTTGCAGAAATATAAGTGCATCCGTTCGGGCGATGCACCGATGGGAAGCGATCTTTTTCGGAGGATAGACAGAAAATTGGGGATCACCGAAATCCTCAAGATGGAAGCAGCGAAGCAAAAATGCAGGCCGTTCGAGTTGGACTGGCTGATTCGGGGGCCTGTTGTAAAAGTTTGGAAACGACAAGAGGCGGTTCGGTGCGATGTATCGGGTTCACCGGCCCGTTAGTACCGCCACAAGGAGTTTTGAAAAATGGCAGACGAAAACACAGATTTGCAAAATACCGACGAGGCCGTCACTGAGGCTCAAATCAGTGCAGAAGCAGCAAACGAAGCTCTTGCCGCCGGGGAGCCAAAAGCAGATCAGGCAGAACAGCTCGACGACGCGGCCAAAGGCCAGTTGAAAGACCTCATCGCCGAGCGACAGAAGCGCCAGGAATTAGAGAGACAATTCCAGCAGACACAGCAGCGAGCTGCACAGCTTGAGGCGTTCATCGTTCAGTCGAGAGCGCAACAACAAGCACAGCAAACTGCTCCTGCGGGTGATCTTTTCGGTCAGCTTGCGGACGATGAATATCCGACGGTAGGTCAATTGCGCCAGGCCATGACCATCCTGGAGCGTAAAACCACGGCGCAACAGTTTCTATCAAGCAATAACGATTTTGCAGAGGTCGTGGGCGTAACAGACCCACTGACGGGTATATTTACGCCCGCAGAACCGCTTCGACAACTCTTCACCGAAGATCCAGGGTTGCAGCAACTAATCCTGTCATCGCCAAATCCGCCTGCTTTGGCCTATAAGCTCGGCAAATCCCGCCAGAAAATAATGGCGATGGAAGCCGAAAAACTCAAGGCACAGGAGATTCTGACGAAAGCCGATGCTACCACTGCGCCAATGTCCCCGGCGGCAGTTGGTGGCGGTGCGGCGGCCCTGAAGGTCAGCGGTCAAATCGGCAATATGTCCGAGGAAGAGTTCCAGAAGCTGGATCAGATTGCGGCCACGACCATGTAGAAAGGAGTTTTAGGCTATGGCCGATACGAAAAACGTAATGACCGCAGACCGCCTGAATCATCCCATAGGCAAGTATTTTATGGAGAGGTTTCTCAGGCGGACAATGCCCAAGATGCTGCACGAGCAGTTCGCAGTTCCGGGCATGTTGCCGTCAAACACAGGCGATACTGTGATCTGGCGGCGAATGGCGAATCCTACGGCGCAGACCACGCCAATTGACGAAGTTAATGATCCCACGCCGAGCCTCATCAGCAAGACGGACATCTCGGCGAAGGTCAAGATGTACGGTGCCTTCATCAAGCCGACAACCTGGGGCGATATGATAAATCTCGCTCAGGATAAGCGAGAGCGTACGATATGGCTTGGCGATCAGCATGGGATTACGATGGATACTCTCTGCCGCGACACGCTGGCTGGTACAGGTTCGAGCACGACATGCAGCAACGGCAGCGACTTCGCCACCCAGATCAACAAGACCGACCTGGCGACCGTCGTGACGAACATGCTCGGGCAGGAAGCGATGATGATCGAATCGCCGATCAAGGCGAGCACCGGCATTGCAACCGTCCCCGTCCGCGATGCATTCATCTGCATCACGCACGTCAACGCGAAGGATCAGATCGAGAAGATCGAGGGCTTCACCCACTTCACCAAATACGCCAATTTCACCGGCACATACAAAGGCGAATGGGGAGCCGTGGATAACGTACGTTTCATCCTGACGACCAATGCTTACACGTCGGGGTCGAACTACTACGCTACCATCATCGCCCAGGAAGCGTACGGAAGAGTCAATATGCCGTCAATCGACAAGCTACTAATCTTCCATCCCGCCTCTGTGGCCGGTTCCGCTCTTGAGCTGTACTCGACGTATGGCTGGAGACGCGGTGCGGCGTTCAGGATTCTCAACGATAGCTGGATTCATCAGCTGATATTCACGCTGTCTTAACAGAAAGGAGATACTACAATGTCTCAGATCATCACAGCCCATTTCGAGGGCGACAATGGGGCCGTGTATCTTCCTCTCGGCTTCATGCCGGACTTCGTGCTCATCATCGACTACGTGCAGAGCACCAATACGGTGTTCTACGTGTGGTTCCGTGAGATGGAGACCGAGGAAGCATCCGGCTATCAGGAAGGCATCACCATCAGCCAGGGCGCGACGGCGGACGTCGCGGACGGTGCAGGTATTTCGGCCTACAACACGGCGTCTCAGGGTCCGACTGTAAGCGGCTGGACCACGGCAGTAAGTACGGCAGCTACGGCCCGGACTTCGACCGCCCACGGCGCATACGTTAGACCCTCCACCAGCTCTTCGACCGACCGCGATGCGATCTTCGAGTGCGTCACGGCCGGTACGGGTGGTGCGAACGAGCCGACCTGGCCCACCAAGAAGGGCGAGCAGGTCACGGACGGCAGTACCGTCTGGGAACGTGTCGATGACGACGCGGCAATCGAACAGCTTGGCTATCAGGGCATCGGTATCGCGGCTTCTGCAATCGCAGACGGCGTGGAAGCCTACGTCCTGGCCATCCAGGCGGACAAAGTAATCGACTTCGGTGACGTCGCCAGCTGGTCCGGCGGTGTCTACGGAGCGTAATCCAGCAAAGTGAAAGGATACTGTCATGGCGGTAGAACTGACAGAAATGTTGAAGTACAGCGACAGTGAGTTACGCGAAATGGGCAAGACTCTCGATCTGAAGCTCGCGCCCAATCTCGGCAAAGGCAAGATGATCGAGGCTATTCAACGCGAAGCTATCAGGCGACAGAAGGAGCTGGAACTTGAAGTTACAGCCCAACTACGGCAGGAAGCTACGGTAAAACTCGGACTGACGGCCACGAAGAAACGGCCTTCGCCGGAGAACGTGGCTATCATCGCCAGCAAGAAGAAATACGTGGTTTTCATCAACCGCGAAAATTCCGGCGCTGACGGTGAAATGGGCGCCGACGTGCAGTTGCTAAAGGGCGATTATGCCTTCCATCTATGGGACGGCATGAAGCACGTCCTGCCCGAATGTCTGGTTGCAGAAGTTCCCGAAGCTATCCCCGAAGTATTCGACCGGCTAACGGAATTTTTCGTGACTTGTGGTATGAAACCCAAGAGAGCCCGAGAGCAGGCATCGGAAACTCTGAAACGTTTGAGTCTGAGAACTTCGTGTCAGAATCCGATTTATGCAGATGTCAAAACCGCACGCGGCGAGAAGATTTCGCAGCGAGTGGGTTCGCAGGGTCGATTCAGCTTCGAGGTTATCGGCGATGCTCCGGCAACCGAGCCGTTCGGCCTTGTCGAGAAACAAGCCGTCGCTGTATGACAAGAAAGGAGTAAATCATATGTGCAAAAAAGTGCTTATCATTCTTGTCCTACTGGCCATGCCGATAACCGGGCTGGCCGCCGCAAGATGGAGCATCAATCAGGATAATTACACCAGCAATCCACTGGGTCTGCTTCGCAACCGTTTCGGCATTCTCGATACCGAAGTTGCCGCATTGCAGGCGCAACAGAATCAGGGAACGGGCGGTTATTACTACGTTGACAGCGGTGCAGGCAGTGATTCTTATGCCGGCACGAGCTGGACGCTGGCCAAAGCGACCATCGACGCTGCAATCGGGCTCTGTACCGCAAACAACGGTGACGTGATCTATGTGGCTCAGGGCCATGCGGAAAATATCGCCTCCGCTGCTGCGCTGGATTGTGATGTTGCAGGGATCACCATTATCGGCATAGGTTCTGGTGATGATATGCCGGAACTGGCATTGACAGCACAAGCGTCCACTGTGGAAATTGCAGCCGCCGATGTGACCATCCAGAATATCCGATTCCTCGGCAACTACACCAATGGCGTGACCGAGTGCATTGATGTGACAGCGACCGGTGACGGTGCCCGAATCCTCGAATGTGAGTTCCGCGAAACTGCCAACACGAAGGAACTGCTCAAGATGATAACCCTGACGGCGGATGCCGACAGGTGTGTTATCTACGGCAACAGGTTTCTGGGCGAAGCGGGCGGTACGGACAGTTCGGCGATTTTCGCAGAAGGTGGTACGGACAAGACCATTATCGCCGGTAACACTTTCATCGGCGATTGGTCGGGTTATGTGGTTGACGCCACAACCGCTGCATCGACGGAGTTGGCTATCTACGGCAACTATGTCCACAATGCCGACACAACGGCCGGTAAGACAATGGCGGTTCACGATTCTGCAACAGGTGGCGTATTTGCCAATGTCTGTTATGGCAACGGCGCGAGCTTCGCATTCTCAGGCAATGCGGTTTTTGTATCGCCTGATAACGTATTCTCGAACGCTGAGGCTGTCGAGCCGACCGTTACCTATCTCGATCATCTGGACACTATTCTTGCCGACACCTCCGCACAGGACACGGAAGCGGAATGGGCGGACCTGGGGTCAACTCTGGTCGATAACACAGTTTCTGCTATCGACGCCAACGGCCTGTCGTATTGGCGTGAGAAGGTGGCTGTCCACGCCGGTACGAACAACTGTTCCAGCGAAGACCTCTTTGACGTTGCCGGCGGACCAATACTGATTACAGACTTTACGTGTTATGTCACGGAGACCGTTGACAGCAACGCAGCGACCTGCAAGATCATTGTGGACCGCGACGACGGCGCTGCCGATACGGAGTTCACAACGGCGGTCAACGTGGAGACGGATACGTTAGGAACGGTCTGGATATTCACCGCAGCCAATCCGGCGGTGCTAACTCCCCTAACACCTGGCGCGAACGGCAGCAGCAACCTCATGAGTCCATGGTTCTGTCCCGAGGGCATGATCGAGACGGTGTTTTCCGCGGCCAACCTCGACGGTAGTGTGACGTACTATATGACGTACATACCATTAGCTGCCGGGGTGACGGTCACATCTCAATAGCACATCTCTCCTCCTTGAAGACGGGCGGGCCTTCCATACCGGGCTCGCTCGTCTTGGGAGGTGAAAGGATAAAAAATGGCAACCAAGGAAAATCGCCAATCAGACCGCCGCTTCCCTGTGGCGAAGTATCAGATAGGCCAACTGTCATGGGGCGCTACGGGGCACGCCGCTGATACTGATACGCTTGCTAATATCAACATGATGATCGAGAGAGTTGACATCATCGTCTCGAATGCGGCCAACGCCATTACCGTGGATCTTGCGATAACCGACGAGAACGGTGCAGCTATCATAACATTGACGGGACTGGCCAGGAATACGAAGCACGTCAAACTCGCATATGACGACGGCGGATCGAACGATTTCCCGCCGATTGTAGTCAACAACACTCTCACGGTTTCAGTTGATCCAAGCGGCGACGCAGGCGCGGGCGGTATAACTGTCGATGTGATCCTCTACGGGAGGTAGTCACGATGACCACGAATGCGTATACCTGGACGATGGCGGAAATGCTCACGCGGTTTCGGGGCTTGACCGGCCTGAATACCACGGACGACATATCCGATGCCAACGCCGAGAAGCGGATCAATGATTTCTACGTCAACCGCCTGCCGGAATTGATCGACGCTCAGGAATTTCACAGCGATAAGACTATTGACGTCAGCGCCACTGATTCGGGGCAATATACGTGGTCTGCGTCGATCCTCGATGTCGATGGTCCCGTTCTGCTGGATGGGATGTATAACATTACGCACATTCGAGAGAAGTATCGCTTCTGGGATGCTTATCCTGACGACGAGGATTTCGTAACGCCCCCTACGCTTGCAATAGGAACGTCCAGCAAAGCGGCGGTAGCGAATGCAGCGTTCAGTTATGTTGTGGGCGGCTGGACCTACGCCAAGGCGGCGGCAGAAACTGCCTTATCGGGCGATACCGTTCCTCAGAGCAAATACGGCGCATGGCTGCTGACGATAGATTCGGATGGCACGATTACGATCAATGAGGCAGGCGACAACGCTACCGGCTATGCAACGGCAGCATTGGCAATCGACGCACTGACGACGACGTACGATTCCGAAGGAGTGCTCGGTTATGTGACGGCTATCAATACTTCCGGCACGTTCGTACCCGGAACGACCGAGCTGGACGCTGCCGGAGTCACAGCGACCTACACGGACGGCAATCCCGGCCTGCGGGGCTTCCCCGAGACGCTCTATATCGAAGGAGGCAACGCCTATCTTCGCCCCAAGAGCAACGACGTTCATCGCCTGAAAATGCCATTGGTCCTGCAGCGTCCGACGGCTATGGAGAGCAGTACAGGTAAACCGTCGGACTCATCCTGGGGAATGGCAATCTGTTTGGGTGCTGCCGTTGAGTACATGGTAGAAAAACGCGACTATGCTCGCGCTGCCGAGCTTCGCGGAGATGGGA